AATGTTATTTACAAAAAATTTCTCTGTTAATACTGGCAAAATCAATCCTCTTTTTGATTATTTATTAGAGGAATTATACGACCTCCATGTGGTGGGTATGTGTGGTGGTTCTCCCCATGGTTTCTTCTGGATCGACCTTGGTCTCTGTTCTGATATGTTTCATATTGGTGCCACGCGGCAGCATGAATTCCTTCTCAGACTGTAGGGCCAGACCAGAGTGGGCGATATAGGCACCGGGATGACCTTCTGGAACATGAATCTTCAGCACATGCTTATAAAGCATCTCACCTTTTCTTGTTGCTAATCTGTCACCAAATTGCTTGGCGACATCTTTATCCAATGAGGCAGAAAGATAAGATGGATGATGAACAATATTATTTTCATCCTTTATCTCCCGAGGATCATGCTTGGTGCCTGAGTAGACCACCATCTTCTTTGGCGTCTTATGAGAATGAATGATCGAATCCAAGTCCTGTGTCTTCTCATCAATGTTTTCATTAGAAACCCTGCTACCCTTGGCCTTCCTCCAGTGGTAATCATTAATGGGTCGAGAGTTATTGGTGTAGGCATCCAAGGCGCTTTTGTGGGGCAAATCCATTCTCTTGGCGTCGATGTCGGAGTAATGCTTCGCCAGTTCATGATGTAGAATATATGCGCCATTCTTTGATTCGAGGATTTGGTTTAAGGATTTCATCGCAGTTTATCCGCCTTGACACTAAATTGAGTCTCACCATAATCCACTTCGTGTTTATAATCTGGATCGAGATGCTTGGACATCGCATGGTAAAGCTTGGTCCTACCATCATTATCATTCTTGGCGCTGAAATTTAGGTGGGTAATCTGTGGATTCGCCTTGAGATGTTGTTTGATGACGTTCTTGACCGTGCCGAATACCTTATGGGCGTGTCGGCCTTCCTTGCCCGTCATATCCATCGTATCCTTTGAATTATTGGTGAAAGATACGTCGGCGGTAGCACCATATTTTGGATGACCCACGTTTCTGATGAAGGCGTTATACCGATCACCATTCTTAGAATTGAAGTAGGCATCGGTGTGATATTGAGTAGTTCTGTGATCAAATTTATAGGATGAGTCACCAATCTCATTGATTACAATATCTCTAAGCTTTTTCATCTGTTACACCAATAGGTAAGGGTAAGTGGAATAGTTCGTATAGATGGTGACTTCATTCATGCTAGACGAGACGAGGGCCGTGTTGGTCTTCTGGAAGTCATTCACCTTGTATCGACCGAACAATTTCATCTGAACAGGATGCACGATGTCATTAACAAACTTTTGATAAGTATCCAACATGCGGGGAGCCTGAACCTCATAGGCGAAGGTCTGATAGTAGAATGAATCCTGAAGGTAGGTGGTGTCGGAAGTGAAGGACTGATTATTGAGGTAATATCCCTGTGACTTGCCTGTTCCATCGACAATGGCCGTTCCCTCGGCGTAGATTTGACCGTTGCCATAGATCGACACCGGCTCACCGGGAATGAAGCCATAACCAGAATCGACCACTTCCAACGAAGTCATGATGCCCGACAGATTATTCGCCGTCGCCACCACGTTGGCGTCACCACCAAGATAGCCGCCACGACCATCTGGAATCTGCATCTGGAAGATCAATGGCTCCACGATGGTCACGGTTGGACTTGAGACATAGGAGGCACCGGGACTCTCGCGGGTCAGGGTGGAAATCTTACCGGCGACAATCGTCTGGTAGGTGAGGGTGAGATTGATTGGTGTGTCAAGGTTGGAATTTAAAATGCCGGGGAAACCCCAATTGGTGTCTCTCACGGTGGAATTGATGTAGGCATGGGCGAGGGAAGTCTGACCATAGACATTTGATGTGGGCAGGAAATATCCGTTGGCGATATACACATTCAACGTGGATGTGTTGGCGAAGGTCACGGTGCCGTTGGCATTATAATTAATTAGATTGCCCACCGAATTCACCTTGATGACATTACCCGATGAAGAGCCGATCAGGGAGACGCCACTAATCAGGTTGGCGTTTAGAAGCTGCGTCTGTGGCCCTGTTAGCCCCACATAGGATGGGTTGTCAATTCTAATGACCTGAAGCCCACTGATGCCGAGAGCCGTGTTGGAGAGGGTTTCCAGATTGGTGAGAGCATTTCCCACGGTATAGGCGAAATCCAGATAGATGCCGTTGGCGTTTGAATTGACGACCTCGCCCACGGTGAAGGAGGCCGAGGCATTGGAAATATTCAGCGTGAAGCCCTGCGCCGAGTTATCCAACTGCGTGTTATAATATCCACTGATAATATCCGTATCGATGGCATAGACTTTCTGATCGATGATATTTCCGATGGAGAATGTCGCGCCTGATCCGCCACCCCCCGCCACCGTGATCTGGGCATTGACGGAGAAGCCATCGCCACCATCCGCCAGCGTGAACACCACCTTGCCATTCTCCGAATGAATCGAGGCGACTCTTCCTAGGGCCGAGGCACCGCTACCAGAGATGTTGACCACATCACCGACATTGAACTGACCACCACCATCATCAATCGAGATAGCCGAGAGAGAGCCGATGATTGTCGCCGTGTTGAAGGTCGTGAGTTGTGGAAGATCAACCGAGAGAACATATTCGCCATATCTGAAGTTGCCCACCACGTTGGAGAGCGTCAGCACATTGATGACCTTGTTGTTCAGCGTGATGACGTTGTAATCCTCCACCAGCGCCGTGGCGAGGCTGGATGAGGAATAGATCGTGCAACCAACCATCTCTGGCAGGAATTGATTGTTGGTGACCTCGATATAGGATTTCTGGACCCATGTGTTGTTGGATGTTCTGAAAAGATTCTGGCCGGGATAATAGAACTCGATATCCTCGTTGAACAGAATTCTGAACAGCAACTCATAGCCGCGCTTGGTGCCGGTGGCTCTCCATAGGTCTTGGATATGTTTAATTAGAAGTCTCGAATCAACCATGAGATTGTTGGGCAGGGAGCCTAGATATTCGTCCTTGAAATATTGCACGAAATCATCGGGCGTGGTGTCGATGTCGCTGTATTCGCCCAACTTTCTAGAATGATAAAGGACGTTGTTGGCCGACTCCATCCACTGGTAATAGGCCTTGGTGAAGGAGACGAAGGTGTTGCCGTCAGGACCACGATAAAAGGCGGGAAACTGGCCCGGAATGAATTGGTTTGTGATTAATTCAGTCATCAGTTATTCGCGATGTTGATGAACAGCCCACCGATGGAGTCCACTTCAATAATATCATTCCCCACAGGATAGATATCCTGATTCTGTGGATTGGCGTAGATCGACAGGCTTGTGTAGCCATCAGGATATCCCGAGATATTCATGTTGGTAAGATTGATGTAACCATTCGCATAGCTGACCGTGCCAACCTGAGTCGGGTTGATCACCGCGTTGTTGGAAAAATACTGGATGACATAAACCAATGAGGAAGGCGTGTTGGGAACGATCTTATCCGTCAGCACATAGGTATTTGAACCCACGACGAAAGGCGACGAGGCCATGCCGGTGATGGGATTGTTGAAGCTCAACACCGCCGAGGCATTGGTGTTGAGGATGACGTTGACATCCTTTCGCATCACGATAGAAGTCTCATTACTCAGGATGGATTCATCGATATCATTGATACTCTGCACCAGCTTGGAATATCTGAATGGCGTGGTGAACTTCTGGAGATTGTTGCTGGAGAAGTTGATGATGTTATTCGAGACCTCGGTCTTGTAGTCGGAGGCCGAGATGGTTGATTGTGTGAAGTCCACATGCACATTCGAAGTCACCTGAATATAGAGGAAAGAGGGATCAACGAACATCACCTGATAATTGATGATGTCATAGTTCTGAATGAAAGTCTGGATTTGATTCTTCAGGGCAGCGGTGGCGGGGTTGCCGTTGGTTGTCACCAGCGCGATGAAGATGATGCCGAACTGCACCCCTGTCGCCGTGATCCCGCCTGAGTAGACGCTACAATCGGCAATGGAGGGGAAATTATCCAGAATCAGGGTCTTGAAGTTCCTCGTGGTGACGGCGTTTTCCTGCGTCTGATAATGACGAGGATTATTAAAACGAATCGAGTCGAGTGATTCCGCCGATGATCCGCCCGAGGAAGAATTCAAAGGCGTGATGGAGGCGCTGTAACCCGAACCATTATTATAGGCGGCGAGGCTGGATGAGAGTGAGAACATGTTGATGAAGTTGGCATCCTCGCCATTGGTGACGCGATAGGTGGCGACGACCGTGGAGCCCGATTGAGGAAGATAACCCATCACGCCATCACCAAATTGAATCTGATAGGTGTTGGATGCAGCCGCCTGAAGGAAGTAGATGTGTGAATTACTATTCAGACCATAAAGATTTTTGGCCTGTGTGAAGATGGTGTTGGTCGATCCGGCATTCTCCGCGACATAGACGGAGAGCGAATTGGTGTCGATGTTGGGACTTGAGAAGGTGAATAGCTGGTTGTTGACGCTGTTATCCACCGAGAATAGGTCAGACTTGTAATAGCCCTCATAGACCACCACGTTGGCGAAAGTGAAGGTATTGTTGGATGAGGTAACCACATAATTCTGATCGGTGACGAACGAGAAGGATGCGTTGGAATTCTGCCCACTGAAAATACTGCCACGAGGAATTTCAAATGTGGTGATGTTGTTGGCCTGAACGGTGATGTTCAGGGATGTCGAGGCGGAAGACATTGAGTAAGGAATATAATTCAGTTCCTTGGCCTTGGAGACCAGACTGTCACGAAGCTGGGCCGAATCATTGAAACGTTCCGAGAATGACATATTCATATAGAAAGAATTGATGAAGGTGTTACGCGCCAGCACATCGAGCAGCACGTTCATGTTCGATCCGGTGAAATCATAGTCACGGAAAATAGACTGATTCTGAAGCCAATTGATTTGACTGGCCTTCAGGGTATCAGGATCAAGGCTCGTGAGGGTGATATTTGTGTTGGCCATATCTTCTTTCTTTTTATAGATATTTATTGCTTCATACAACCTTCATGTGATGGGTGTGGACCATGGTTCCAAAATCTGTTTCCTTGGATTCTGTCTTGATGTGTTTTAAGTTTGTTCCACGAGGCAGGATCATCTCTCTCTCGTTTGTTAATCCTAAATTCGCGGCATAGGCGGTAGGATGACCCTTGGGAACATGAATTTTCATGATATGCTTCTCAAGATTTGATTTTGATACATGATTTCCGGCGAAGTAATGGGCAACTCTTTCCCTCAATGAGGTAGAAAGATATGCAGGATGATGAACAATACCCTCAGAATTCATATGTTTTCTTGGATCGACCTTCACACCACTATAGACCTTTAAATTAATAGGTGACTTGTGACTTGCGATGGCGGCGTCAAGTTTCTCTGACTTTGAATGTAACTCATGATTGGTATAGTCATCATGTTCATATTCTTCCCCATGATGTTTCGCCCAATGATAACCATTCATGGCTCGGGCCACACCAGACTTCTGATAGTTTCTAATCGCCTTGGCGTGGGCAGGCTCGTCGCCTTCATAACTATCCCCATTATAATAATAATGACTAGATATTTTATCATCTACGTTCATGGCCCTGTTTCTGTCAGTGGCTCCATCGACAATTTCTCTTAAATATTTCATTATCGCACCCTTGTTAAAATAACCGAGACGGAAAGATTTGGCGCATTCTGGATGGAGAAGTATATCACCACACTGAGGGCATTGGGGATGGATTGGGAATCGACGGTGATGCCTAGTATGGCGGCGCGAGGCTCGTTATGCTTGAGAGCATCCATGAGCGTCTGCTTGACGACGGATTCCGTCAACGTGTCGGATAATCCAAATAAACCATAGTTGCCAGACTGACCAATGGTCTCATCATAAAGTCTTTCCCCCAGAATGGTTCTCGCGATGTTCCTGATGGATTGCTTGACGGAATTTTCGTTGGTGACCTTGGCCAGATCATTCGAGAAGGGAGCCTTGAAGAAATTATCGGTGAAGTCGGAGTAGAGAACTCCTAACTTGCTGGTGATGGTCTGATTGTTGGCGATATTCATCTGACTTCCTTTTAATTATTTATTTTATGTGACGGAAGGTCGAATCATAACGGAACTTCTCTGGAGGACGATGAAGTCTGACGCCGATGTCAGAGAAAAATAATAATATATATTCTGTGAGGTTGTGGAATCGATGGCACCCGTCAGAGGAAGATTCGTGGCAGCAACTCCCGACACCATGGCCCCGACTGATCTGGCCACCTGAACGGAAGTATTGCCCTGATTAGAAAATCCGCCGATGGCGAAATAAGACATCGAAGTCGTTCCGCTCGGTCCACCAAATCTATAAGTCCCATAAAATGGATTAATCGCCTTGGTGCCAGCCGTGCTTGGATAGGAGAAGATCATTTCCACATCCACCGATCCATTGGGGCCAATGGAATTGCCGGGAACGGCGAGAGTATAACCTTGGATGTTTGTTGATGTGGTCTGGGTATAGGCTCCCGGTCCTGTGGTGACGAAGGCGGTGGGTGTTCCCGGAATATTTGGTGTGCCTGATGTGTAGACGTTATTATAGAGGGTGACAGCCGTTGCCGATGATCCCACGCCATAATACCATCCCGCCGCGCTTCCTGTGTTGATGGCGCTGGCAGGCATGTAATAATAAGCAGCCACATAGGTTCGATCCAATGCCGTGGTCATCGTCAAAGCACCATTATTTCCCATGGTTCCTGATGATGGATAGATCAGAGGAATACCCTGCTGACCAATGATGTGCGGCACTGACGAGGCGACTATACCACCGACATAGGTGGCATTATTTGCCGTTCCGGTAAATATTGTTGAATTCACCGAGGTATTGACGGTAGAATTCCCGATCAGTAAATTTCCATTGAAAAAAACATTAGAACTAAATACAGTATTTGTACCATAGAAGAAATTATTTGAAAAGAATGTTGCATTTGATGTGTTGAATGTGGTTGTTCCACTATAAAATGATATATTACCCGGAATTGAAGTGGTCCATGTGGCGACTGATCCATTAGATACAAGCATCGATCCATTTGCACCAAATATTGTAGTATTTGAAGTGAAGGCCACGTCGGGCTTGTATCTGGTGACGAACTGTGATGTGGCGTCAATGTTTGTTGACCACTTGTCGGGCTCACAGGCAGGGCCAAGATGAACATAACCATAAATCTTACCAGAAGCAGGACCAACAGTATAAGAATTTCCTGATGCCGAGATGTTGCCGATATCCAGCGTGACCTGACCCTGTATACTGGCGATATTGACGCCACTACCGGCACCGGGACCAATAGCCGCCGCGCTAATATAGACATCATAAGGTGGAATGGTTGCTCCTGAGTTGATTTCAACACCATAATGACCCGATGGTGGTGAAATATTCTCATGACCATAGGCATGAACACTCGCGATGGTTCCCAAATCTGTCGAAAGACCAATCTGGAAATTATTGAGGGCCGACTGTTCAATTCTGAGAGCATGGAACTGAATCAGTCTCGTTGCGTTGAAGGCGTTTGGGTTTGAAATGAGAACACCCGTACCCCCAGAACCGAAGACATCCAGATTGGTGAATTTGATTTCGTTGGTGGCGTCGGAGCCGCTGGCCGTGACGGAAGAAATAACAACAGAAGGATAAGTCGTGTTTCCACAACTCGCGACACGTATATTGTTGAAGCGACTTTCACGCATATAGGATTGTGGTTCGGAGAAGACGCCTGAAAGATCACCACCGACGCGAAGACCCGACCCTGACAAATATGATAAATTGATATCATAGATATTAAAATTATCATTTCTGTCAAGAAACTGAAGGCCGTGCTGAATGCTGGTGGAAAGATTATTGCCAGTGATTGTGAATCCTTCAAGACGGCCACCGGCATATTCATTGTTGGCGTTTAGTGTGTTTGTTCCCGGTATTCCATACCAGCACTCGGCAAATCTGAAGAGACCACCCGTATTCGAGGTTCCACCAGTATTATAAGAATTTGAAAGCAGGAAGTAAGTGTGTTCGGCACCGTCACCCTTGATGTTGAGCGAAGGTCCATGGATAAGTGGCGTGAGGGTGTTGGCCGATCCCATGTAATAGATGCCTGATGGCGCATAAAGAACTTGTTTGATGGCGTTGTTAGCGCCTTGTGTCGTGATGGCCTTATTGATCCAGTTATAGACGGCCTGTGAGTCGTCGGTGACACCATCACCCGTCGCGCCGAAGTCTGTCTTCAGATTCAGGATACCATTAAATCTATTGGTTATAGTATTACTATAAAGTGCGTTGTTAGGTGTGAATAGGTTGTTGGCATAGAACGTTGATGGCTGACCATTAAGATTCGTGGAATTATTTGATGTGAGCGTCGCCACATTGGCGGCAAGACCAATTGTTGTCTGATAATTAGCCAGATTTGAGGATAGTTGGGAATTTGACACCACGTTGGCGGCAGAAACACTTCCAACAAACAATGTATTATTTGATGAACCAGAAAAAATAGTAGAATTTGTTATGGTGTTGACAGTGGAGTTACCGATTGATAAGGTGGATGTATTTAGAATGACGTTGGCACCGATGGCGACGCCACCCGTTCCAACAAAATAAAATCCCGACACATTACCATTGAGGGAGTTAATGTTCCCGTTTTGATCAAATGTAGAATACCTATATGCCGTGCTTGGACCAGTTCTTATACCAATACTGTTGGAACCGGCGTCATAGATATACATTCCTGTTGTCGCTCCACCAACAGAAATACCACCACTAAAAATAGGATTGTTGGTGTTGGCGTAATAGGTTGCAGGATGACCACCAAGATTAGTGGCGTTGTTGGATGTGAGCGTCGCCACATTGGCCGAGAGGCCTGCCGTCGTCTGGTAACCGGCAGCGATTACACCACCAAGATATAATGAGTTGTTGGCGGTTGAGGTAGAGATGATGCTGGTGGTGTTGACCCAATAGACGTTACTTCCCCCACCCGAGGCGAGAAGCTGTGAGGCGTTGCCTGTGCTGCCGTTGGCGGCGATGAAGTTAACATTCAGGGTGGGAACATTAAGAGTGTTGCCGATGGTGGCGATGTTGGTGGTATAATCAAAATTAAAACCATTGGTGGCATAAAAGTTATTACCAAGATTTAACTGAACGTTGGTGTTGGTGCCAGCAGCCGAGATGGGAGTGCTGGTCCAGAAGGCACCATTACCATTAGAAACGAGAGCCTGACCCGCCGATCCCAAGGAACCATTGACCATCACGCCGAGGTTGCCGATATTTAGAACCGAGGTATTGACAAATTGAACAGGATCACCGATCATAATCGCTGGCGTGATGATCATCGTGGAATTGATCTGGGTGTTCGTCTGGCTGTTGCCGACCACCAGCATGGTGTTGCCAGAATTATTATTCATATAATAGATGGTGACGTTGGCGTAGGCGTTGGGCGTCGAGATATTATGGTTGGCGGTGGCGTTGTGTTGAATCTGGGGAGCGTTGTCATTGATGTTGGCGTTGCTGTTGAACGTCATCACGTCAACGGAGGTAAGCTGAAGCTTCTTCTGGCCTAGAACGTCATAGTTTCCGCCTGTGTACTGACCAAATTCAGAGTTGACATTTTCATACTTGACGCCACCGATGAAGGTAACCTTGTCGCCCATGACATTATGATGTTGATCCCCATCATTAACATCTGACGTGACGCTACCGGCTGTCGAATGAACATGACCACCTGTGCCATGCGTGTAGTGGGTACCCTTGGTGACCTGTGTGGTGTCTCCACCAGCAGCCTGCCACTTATCCCCACCCTGCTCGTTATGATGGTCAGCGGTGACCTGAGAGACCGTGGAGCCGCCAATTTTATTGTGGTGATTCAGATCGACGGTGGAGGTATGCCCTAGCTTGGAGTAGTCGAAACTCTGACCCATCTTAAGCTGCTTGTGGCCTGCACTATTGTCAACCTCTTCGAAGGTGCCTAGCTTATGCCCAAAGGCCTGTGACTCATTATTAGGCGTCTCATCGACACGGTTCCACGATCCGTCTCGAAACTGTTCGAATCTGACGTAGGGATAATCTCCCGGCTTCATTAAACTTGGTAGGCGGATGTTCGTATTAGATGTCAAAAATCATTCCTCTTTTTCATATTTATCGCTTGACGAGGCCTTCTTTTTCGTTTAGAAGTGTCAGACACAAGGAGTTTTAAATATGTCTGATCCAAAAATTCGATACACCAATCTGGTCTGTGTTTCCTACAAGGCCAACGCCTTCACGACCGAGTACCATTTCATGGGCCTCACCAAGGAAGAGGCCGACGCCAAGCTTCAGGAGTTTCTGAATAAGAAGTCTCCTGCGCCTGTGGAGAAAATCCCCGATGACATTCTCACCCGCCATCCTTACGCTGCCCCTGTGGTGGAGACGGTGGTGGACGTTCCCACACCCATTCCTACGTGGCTCGAAAAAAAGGTCACGACACGGATGCCGCAATCTCCGAACCTCACCTTCTCCGACACCAAGCAGGATCAACCCCTGTATGGCAACACCGGCAAGACGTGGATGATTTCGAAGGAGAAACATGAGCGGGTTCGGGTAGACGCCGACAAGGTGGAGAGCTATCTTGCTGCCGGATATATCAAGGGTGGACCCCGCACTTCAATCGATTGAGAAGGAT